CACCAAAGGTCTTAAGCTTTGCACCTGCAGGACGTACCAAACCAATATCCCACTGAGGGATTTCACCAGCCCAGAGGAGAGCAAGAACTTGACGAAGAGCTTTAGCCCAACCTTCCTTACTGTCTTTAACAACGATAGTAGTCTCACTGTCGAACAACTCAGGGATCTCAGGAAGCTTACTAATGAACTGACGCTCGACACTGAAGCCGACTCCCGTACCGCACAAGAGAATGAACATAGCCTCATCGAAGGACTTAGGGTCCTCTACGGGTAGGTAACTACAGTTATACATGCAAGTGTTGTCACGGTTAGCTGCTGGACCTGCGGTCATCATGGCTCGCATGGAAGGCATAACCTCTAGGTTAAGAATAGAAAACATTAAATCATCCTTAGTGTTCTCATCAATCTTATGCCCTACTACATTGTTAATGTAACGATCTACTGTTTCGCCCCAAGACTCTCTTCGTCCTTCATCATCAAGCCATCGTGCATACCGTGAGGTATGAATAAAAGCTTGGTAGTCTGTTGGTAGGTAGTTATTCATCTATTATCTCCGCTTCCCTTTAATACACCACGTTGTTCTCTATCGTCTAACTTTGCCATGTTCATCTCCATGACCTTCTTTAGGTTGCCCCCAAAGATATTGGCTAACGCTACAGTATAAAACAATACATCACCCAGTTCTTTAAGGACTTCTTCATCTGTAAATTTATTCTTATCTCTAAATAGTTTCTTTACCTTTTCTGATACTTCTCCTGCCTCTCCTACCAGACCCAAAGTATTTTCTACTAAGCGCTCTCTCCCTTTAGTGAACACCTTATCCTCTACAAATTGACTGTAGAATCTTACAGGGTCTTGATCGTATTCAGTACTATTCTGAAACATATCGAAATATCCAAACGCCTCTAAGTCACTCTTGTTAATCATGGTCTATCCCTTACCAATAACTTTGATATTGTCACATCATCTACGTCATAGAACATATTTAAAACTAACTCTTCTATATCTTCTTTGTGTGCCTCTTGTAGAGATGATAGTAGATTGTTATCCTCGTCTACTTTAATTACAAAAGAAACAGTGTAGTCATGTGTCACTTGTGAATCTCCTTTAATGTTTCTACTAACTTGTTGAGATAGTACTGTGCTTTTTCCATATCCTCTACAGGCTTGCCTTTATATCCATGCCTATGTTGATACTTAATTAAGTTGCCGTGGCAGTAACCTTTGAACTCCTCTGGGGTAAGTACTTGTTTGATATACTCAATACACTCCACTCCATTTCCTATTGTGTAGTGCGGCGGGCTATTAACAGGATCAAACTGTTTTGACATCAAGCATTCCCTTTTGTTTTTGTCCATGCATCTAATCGTATAACTTTACCGCTGCTAGTCTTTACATCTACAGGGGGTAGACCTTCTTCCTCTTCTATAAAATCCATATCTTCCAGATGTTCCAAGTCTAACAAAGCGTTTCTATATTCCATAACTTGTTTGCGTAAAGTTTGATTTCTCTCTGCTAAATGTAGGAATGATGTAAGGAATGTAGTTACGTTTAGTAATTCGTCAAGGGTATCCCTATCTAAATCACAATCCTTGGGTACATAAGTAACTACACTCAACGCATCCTCTTCTTCTGAATCATCTAAGGATAGAATGATAGCTACTTCTTGATTGGATATTTTTCTAACCATTTATATTTTCCTTTGTACAGTAATCTTATCTAAGTTTATGTCAGTAGTAGGATCTTCTTTTAACCATTCTTCCGGGATAACTCTGTGCGCCCATTTAAAATTGTTCTTGTCGCACCATTCCTGATACATTGTTTTAGCTCCTTTGTAAAGCTTAGATCTTGAGTTACTAAATACAAACCTAATGTCTAGATGAGGGTGTTGCTTTTTTATCTCCAAGTGTTTGCGTCTATCTTCACTATCAAAGATACCTTTGGTTTCAATTATTATGTTGTTATCCAACACAAAGTCAGGGGTATAAGTTCTATATCTAAAGTCTTCCCATTCTATCTTTAGTTTCTCATACCTTACAGACTTCTGATTACTACTCAAGAATGCAGCGACTTCTTTCTCTAAGCCGCTGCGATACCTTCTTGAGTTATGCCTTCTAGGTTTCTTCTTTGGTGGCATTAGCGGGTTCCAAAGAAGATTTTAACTCGTTTGTTTTTAACTGCTGCACCGCTTGTACACATTGTGTAATGTGATTCAAGAGGGCAGATGCATTGGAGCCTATGTTTAATACGTTTAGTATCTCCTTCTGATCCTCTGTCATATCTTCTATATCATATTCTTTATCGTCTAGAGTTAGCTTAGTCATGTCTTTCCTTTCTATAAGATGTAATCGACTAGGGGTGCTTCTTTGTTTCCTGAGTAGACCTTAGAGGGTAACGTCTGCATAGTAGGCCAGCACTTACGCTTATGTGAACAGAACCTACAGGAAGAGTTTAACTTCATGTTACCTGATGGTTTCTTTCTATACGTTTCTGGTACTGCCCCAAAGCAGCGCTCAAAAGGTTCATCATTATTAATGTAATCATATGTTCCTTCTATGTCCTCTATTACCTTCTCTTCATTGACACCCTCTGCTGATACGTATTTAAACTCGCCATTGGATTTGTTGACAACCCACCAACCACCTACACCTACGTTAGCTGCCTTAGCATAACCAACCAGTTGAGGTACATACCCAAATGAGTCTCCTTGGGCAAGTGTTTCAAAGTTAGTGAACTTGTTAGTGTAGGACCACGGCGATGCAGACTTAACATCATCAAGCTTATTGTCCAGTATCATATCAAACTCACCCTTGATATCTTTACCTTCACCTAAGTTCAATGTTACCTTGTCATTGTCTTTAAACTTAACACCAGCTTCACGAAGCAGCCCTTTGAATAACGCCTCAACAAAATCGCCTAGCATCATCTGTAGTAGGAATGATGTAGGCTTATGCTCATCTGTCTCAGGGTCATTCTTTTCAAACCAGAGTTGGCACTTAGGACGCCCGATATTAGACATCCTAAGTTTAAATGCATCTCTTGGCCCGCCATTAAACTGCTTCTCTAAAGCCTTAGCAACGTCTGCTACTATGGCTTCAATGTTTTCTTTAGACATACCTGCATCACCATCTAAGGCTTTGCGTAGATACGAATGTACGGACAGTTCTGCGGGGTGCATCATTACTCTGCTTCTTGTACTTCTACGATTGAAGAAACAAGATCTGCATCACTAGCACTCAATGCTGATGAACTATTCTCCTGCCACTTCTGAGATACATAACTGTTGGAGTACTCTACCCAGTTCAAGAAGTCCTGTAGTGTAGCACTGTCCTGCTCTTGAAAGTTTACCTTGCTTCCTAAATCAGCCACTAACACAGCGTACTTAGCACCTGTAGGCAACTCACGCTTAGCACTAGAGAGTGCAACAGTATGCTCTACTGGAGTGAGCTTCTTAGACATGATCTTACTTAGTGCATTGTCTAATGACTTCATGCTCTCTGTATTCTTGATGTCCATAACAAACGGAATCTCATCCTCGTAACCTTGTAAAGGATTACCCGAATAGTCCATTGGATTGTCCAGAATAATCATACCCAGCGTAACCTTTACACGTTTGATGCTGCGAATAAGATTCTTCGTTGCCTCTGGTAAAGATTGAAAGTCTTCAATGTAACCACTAGGTCGGCCCAAGTTGAACTTACCTGTGGTATCTTTTAGATCCCCATTCAAACTATTAGACATGAGACTTTTGTTCATTGTCTCTGATGCTGAATCCCAGCGCTGCCACTGCTGACGCTGTGCAAACACACGAATAGATGCCTTGCGAGTATAGACAACTTCCCCGTCAGGCATTGTTACTTTGAATGCACCTACAGGTACGGTGATCTTCTCATCATCACCAATAGATACGGTGATAGGATTGTGCACCTGTGCTACACGAGCAAGGGTTGATGCGGTGGGTGTAGATGACATTCCCATTGCCTCTGATAAAGACATACCATCTACGGATAATGCTACTGATGTACTCATATTTATTTTCCTTTGTTGAGTTTGTCGGAAGTGAAGTTATATCATTAAACGTCTTTTGTGTCAAGCCAATTAGGACCAATCTTGGCTTCTAATAACATAGGCACATTCATTTCTACGCCGTATGCTTCGTATATAATTTTGTCTAAGTCCTCGTTAAGATCTGTTATCATTTGTATTACATAATCTGTCTCCTCTGGATGTACATCTACCACCATTGAGTCATGCACTGTGTTCACAACTTTAGATTGTAAGGGCATAAGTCTGTTCTCTAGCTCCATAAGAATGACAGGAGTGACATCCCCTGTAGCAAAGCCCTGCACTGGATAGTTTTTTATGGTAGTAAAATTAGTAGGTGTGCCATTCATACGTCTCTCTGTATTAGGGAAAGCATACTGTCGGCCTGACACATTGGTTATCTTCTGGTAGCGAACTGCCTCATCTCCTAACTTCTTATGCCAAGCAGCTATACCTTTGTACTTCTCGTTGAAGTGCGTGTAGTACGCAGCTTCTGCCTTACTCCTGCCATACCCACTAGCACCAAAGAGAGGAGCAAAGGTATGAGCCTTAGCTTCTTGTCTGCCCGTAGGTTGCCCTGCATCAGTGATAACCTTTGCAGTGTAAGCGTGTACGTCAAACCCTGTGGCAATCTCTTCCATAGCTACCTTGTCCTGAGACAGGAATGCTGCCGCCCTAAATTCAAGCTGGGCAAAGTCTGCTTCCATAACGCTCCCGTCTTTCCAGCGTGAAACAAAGACACGTTTGACTGGGAATGTATTACCTCGTGGCATGTTCTGCATGTTAGGGTTACGCCCACTGAACCTGCCCGTTGAAGTTATGTGCTGGGTAAGACCTACATGAAGGAATCCATCAGGCTTAGTATAAGTACGTATGCCATCAACAAAACTAGAAAGGTAAGAACTGATAGCGCTAAGCCGCTTAAGATCTGAAAGAAAAGATACTGCACTTTCCATGTTATTTGTTTTAGCCGTTGCAATAAGTGCATCCATGTTATCCTTTCCTGTACTGAAACCATTGGCACTAACCCATGATTTACTAGGTGGGAAGAAGCCTAAGCCTGCCATCTCGTTTGTCTGCTGTAGCTGGTAGCCTCGTGCATCACAGTCCTTACACTTGTTAGCTTTGCTGTATCTTGAACCATCTTTCTTCTTCTTGAAAGCCTTGCCTTCTCCATCACAAGTAGGACAAGTAAAAGCCTTAGTCTTACGTAACAGGGTACTGTTTTTGTTTACTGCGTCTTTATACTCTTCAGCAGTAGAAGTATATTCAAACAGATCTGCCCATTCCTTTTTGTTGTTTACCTTTCTACTGAACAGTACCTGAGAGGATTGCTCTGGACTATTAAGATTGATAGGCGTGTCACCCATAAGCTCTCTTGTTTTCTTCTGTAGTCTTTCTTCTATCTCTGCTTTCTCTTTCTCAAACTCCTGTTGCACTACATCTAAAGCATCCTGATCTATCTTGATGCCATTCATATAGATACGAGTAAGTGTCTTACAGACGTTGAACGTGATATCCCGGATAGTATGTAAAGACTTTGACTCTGGTGCGTTGTAGTCTACCTCAGTAGCTTTATACAAAGCTGCAGTTGTTTTTAGATCACACGATAAGTAATGTGTTAGTTCATCTAGAGGTATCTGATTTGTACCATAGCCATCCTTGAAGTATCTCTTTAGGGTATCGTCCTTCTGATAGTACAACTCTCTACGCTTAGCACAATTGTCTAAGCTCAGTGATTTCTTTTTAACACTACCTGTAACTAATATCTCTAAGTGATCCCCTCGCATTAGTACATACTCTGCCAGCATAGTATCATAGATCTTACCGTCATACTTGAAACCACTAGCCCATAGCCACGCCAAATCATGCTGTGCATTGTGCATGATAAGTAGTGTGGTAGTATCTAATATAGCTTGTACAGCTTTGAATGCATCTCCACTATAATCTTGCTGCTCCTCATGATCAAACGTATAGATGTATTGACGGTGAGTATCTACATCCTGCACACCTACTTGTGTCAGTGTATTGTCTGACTCAAAGGGGTCCATGTGTAGTTTGTTGTTTCGTTTGGTAGTTGTATTCTCGACATCAAGAACACGCTTCATATTAATATACCTTCCTACGCAGAATACTGCGCTCTAGCTCCATCTAACTCGCAGGGTATCTTACCATGCCAGCCACCTTTTAACTTGTTCTTAGCCAGTACAAGATAGCGCTGATTGTCTACCTCATCCTCATCCCCTAGCTCTGCCATTGAAGGGTTCTTAGATATAAGAATCATGAGGTCTGCCTCTGCAGCCTTGCCTGTTTTACTCCCTTCAAGCATAGACTGGTCTACGTTAATCCTATTCTCTGCTGCTGCAGACAATTGGGACATCCATATAATTGCTGTGTTGTATTGCTTTGCAATGTTACGTGCATGAATAGCCGCATCCTTTAGGTACACGTCTGACTTGTCACTGGTACGAGGTGCAAACTTATCACCCATGTCAAGTACCACAATGTCAGGCTTGTAGTTTTTAATAGCCGCCTCTACCCATACCATGTCTTTACCCGTACTGTCGTACAGATCTATGTTATCTCTAACACGTTGGTATCTTGTCGAAGCTAAAGGAAAGTTATCTTTAACTTCTTCCATAGTCAGGCTGGTAGCAGCAGTAAGATAGCGAAAAGCTACACGTTCATACGCCTCTTCATTACAAAGAATAAGACAACGTGCACCCTGCTTCGCAAAACCATTAGGCCCTGCAATAAGAGATGCATGAAAGCTTGTCTTACCTGTGTTAGGCCGTGCGCCTACAATTAAGAAGTGCCCACCACTAATACCCTCAACCTTACGGTGTAAGCTAGGGATGTTGAACTTCCACTGAGATTGTTTCTCGTTAGCCTTGAGCAGTGTCTCAATAGATATATCACAGAAATTTAAGTTAAGGCTTGGGGTAAAGTCATCCTCGTAATCACTCAGTAGTTTTCTCAGTGGCTCAAGACTTTTCTGTGTACCATTAACATAATCAAAACCTATGTTGGCTACCTCTTCCCCTACCATCTGCTGAAAAAGTTTAGACAAAACTTCCTTGGCGATAGGCTTAGACATAGGTTCTTCTTTGCGGATCTTGTTAAAGATTTCCTTATATACTGTCTTGTTAGATGTAGTAAGTGTTGCGTTGGAAGAGAAGAACAAGCCCTCTACTTCCGACACAGATAGATCCTTATCATACTCCTGCATAGCCATCTCTACGGTGTGTTTAATCTTTCTAACATCTTTCGTAAAGAGTTTGTCTGGGGTACGGATACCCTTATGTCCCTCATAAAATTCTTTATTCATGAGAGATCTTATGAGTGCTAATTCCATCATACTTTATTGGCCTCGCTTCTTTCTATGGCACGTTTACGTTCTTCATCAGTCATGTCTGATATAGATCTACTCTTTACCTTTTCAATAAGCTCTAATGCATTTTGCCATGAAAGCTTGAACCATTCTTTAACGTAGTCATTGGACATAGATTTAGCAAGGTCGTGTACATCTGACTCTGCCTTACGTCTGTCACTGAAATGGGCATACCCTCGTAGGTGAAAGTCTCTGAAGGGACTAGACGTTTGATATGCATTAACCCTATCCTCAACATCAATAGCCATACCAATCTTAACCCAGTCACGCCATGCAGGATTAGTCAGAGCATATACATAGCCTTCCTTGGTGTTAGAGTACTTACCTAACCCTTCAAAGGCTGCATCATTAAAAGATTTATATCGTCCCGGCTTATGTAAGTCATGCGTCTGTGGAATATACTTACCGTTGACCCACATACGGCTCTCATTTCTTTTACGCATAGCATCTGGGCTATCCTTGTAATACTTATCACGGCCTGTCGTATCGTTATGTTCTTTCTTATACATGTTTTTCTTTCCCTATATAGGCTGAATAGTTTATTACTCGTCCTGTATTCCACCTTGCAGCTTCTGTCTCTGCTTCTTTTTCCGTACTGAATGTGCGTACCTCTGTGTCATACGTCCAAGGATCTTCCTTTCTTACTAAGGTGTATTCACCTTTCTCTATTTCAATCTGAACTGCGTACATCTTTAATCCTTTCTGATTCTAAACCCGCCTTAACTAAGGCAACAAACCCTACGTTAAAGATAGCTGCGAATATCTCAGGGGCACATTCTATTTGTAGAGTAGCGCTACCATCACGATGTTCTTCTACATCTATTACTTTTATCTCATTCATCATTCACTCCTATACATGGTAACAAGATAGACAGCTTGCAGTACTTAGGGTACTCATCATATGTCATAGCTATCAGCACGGGTGGTGCTGCTATAAGTAAAGCTACAATAGCTGACGCCTTGATTGCACCATTGATGTTACCCCTCATTAGTCATTCTCCCTTAATGATTCCCATGACACAGGAAATAATTTTACCATTACACGATCAATCTCCCATGCTACCTCTGCTGTCTCTGCTTGTGTGTCAGGCGCACAGCGAAGCTTACACATGTCAGCAAAGGCATCCAAGCTACCTGACCAGTACCACTCAGTCATCATGCTCTGTGGTAGTACCATACGTGCTTGCTCTGGACATACACCCTTCTCAAGCAACTCTTTGTAGTCGTGTAGACAAACTTTGTGACAACTCTCAAGTAATAGATCCATATCCTCATCATACCACTCGCCAGTACTGCCTTGCTTCTTATCCTCGCTACGTCCACGCCAAGACTTAGGCACATAAAACTCAGGCTCACTATCCACATACCTACGGCTAATCTCATTCCACCGTAGGAACTTATGCTTGACTAGCTGTCTAGCTACAAAGACTGGTGCCTTGATGTGGAAGCTGGCAAAGCAATGCCCAAATGGGCTGATGTGCTTGTGATTGGCTAGGTATTGTATAAGCTTCTTATCCCTAACTTTCATGTGTTGCTTGAAGCTGTAAGCATCTGACTCTTCATAGTCCCACTCACTCTCCTTGCCAAAGCTTACTCGTGCAGCATTGACTACAGTCAAGTCGCTACCCATGCTACCTTTATATGTTACTTCAATCATTATCTTTACCTTTATGTTTTTCTTTTCTTTTAGTTACAGGTTTTTTCTTATCAGGTATAACCTGTTGTTTATACTTAGGCTGTCTTACATCCTTAGCCATAGGATTTTGTTTATTATTAAACTTTATCATAATAACATTTCCCTTAACCGCTTTACATCGGATTGTAATCTGTATTTGATGTCATCGTCAAGTCTAAAAGCTTGTGTTCGTATGCCTGTCCATGCCTCTACCTCTCTCCTATACTGAAGTGTCTTGGTCATGGCATCAGGGTCTAACGCTATGATAACATTAGAAAATTCTCCTATGTGTTCCATGTGTTCATGCCCTAGTGACGTACCCATAATAGCCAAGCCTGTGACTTGGGGTAGAAGCTTAGCAACTGTGATAGCACTTATAACATCCTCGACTATAACTGCTGTACCGTTTGGTTTACCTACTATCCTTTTGTATACACTAGCCTTTCCGGTATATCTGTACCACTTTGGTATAGCATTGTGCAATGCTCTGCCTACCGCATCAATGATAGAACCTTTGTGTTTAATAGGAAACACAGCACGTTTCTCACTTACATCATATAAGACACGCTCGCCTTGTAGATCCCACTTATCTAGGAATGAATCAAGTAACGTGTATTCCCGGCCAACAGGTTCAACCACATACTCAGGTATTACCATACACTCAGGCTCAGGCTTAACGTATGCCTCTGCAGTAAGCTTAGCTTGTATCTCTGCTGCTGTCAGGTTGACATGCACTGCACCTCTAGATCTACAGCCTAGCTTGTAGCAGTTGTATATCATGGAGCCAGATCTATTTACTACAGTAAATGTATTGGAGCCACGGCATGACGGACAGTCAGATCTGTGTGTCTCACCATCACCCAAACTTAATGACTTAACGTAATCACTTATCGTCATTGGATCTCCTTTGCGCTAATGCAGCAGACGCACCACTGAATGTGTTTACCAAGTAAGGCTTAACACTTTGGGGGTTGGTGTGTCCACTGACTTGCATAATACCTGCCATGTCTACGCCTGACTCTACCATCTCTGTAATGCCAGTACGCCGTAAGTCTCGTGCTTGTAGCACAAAAGGTAATCCTGCAGCTTCCTTAACTTGATTGACTAGCACATGTATCTCTTGATCGTCGTAAGGTGTGTGTGCCCCTGCTCTGGGGAGTACACGAGGCGCTACGTAGTCTTGGAAGTCAAAGTCTTCCTTCTGCTCTCGGAGCATCTGACACAAGCTTTCATCTGTAATAGGTAAGTGTACATCGGCCCTACGTTTACTCTGCTCTAAGTCTAGGCGCTTGGCATCTAAGTCTAGGTTGTCCCACCTGAGGAGACGCATGTCACCTACACGCTGTGCCCACTCGTATGCCATGTGAACGATCAGGCCAACGCTACGCCACTTCCACTCAGAGTATGCGGTATCTAAGAAGAGACGCACCTGATCCTTAGTCCATTTAATTTTACGAGGCTTATCCGTTGTACGTTGTAACAATGTCACAGGGTTAGAGAGTATAGCCTCATGTCGTATGGATGTATTGAATACAATACTGAGACACGTAGCCATATAGTTAGAGCTACGTACCCCATGCACGAGAAGCCACCTGTCATATGCGGTAGTCACATGTTTGAAACGTACATCCATAAGCTTGATGTTACCTAACTGCTTACCCTTTTGCACAGGGGTATCGCATACCTTAGATAGGTACATCATGTAATCTTTCTGAGTACGAGGACGCAATGCAGCAAACTTAGGTGTGTGCATATAGAAGTCACATGCTTGCTTTATTGTGTGCTTACCTTTTAGTTCTACTACATTGCGTTTCGCCATTGCGGTTCCTTTCTATAACAGTCCTGTGCCTAGCCCAAAGAATATGATAGCCATGATAAACATGAAGATGTAGTTCAATAGCTTATCAAAAAAGCGGCTCATACATATCTCCCTGTGCTATACGTCCTTTGATATACTCAAGCTCACGTTCCATGTTCTCTACGTCCTCGTCGATCCACAATAGATCGTCAATGCTGCGAGCAAGATCATCGTGATATCGCTGTAAAGGTACAACATATTTATTACCTACACTTTCCATTATCTATTCCCTTTATCCGTTTACACAGTGGTCGTGGTTGATGTAGTAGGACACGCCAATCTCGTAGCTGTCATGATCGTACTGATACAGTGCAACCAAAGAGTCACATACATTCTTGACTAGCTTGTACTTATCTTCGTCATCTAGCTCATGGCTGTACCCAAAGTCTACAGGGATAGCTGTCAGTACATCTTTCCAGTGACTGTATATATCAGTACCTGATTCAGTCTTCTCACCTGTCTTTTCGTAGCGCTGTTGAGTTACAAACACTACTGCATCGTGGTGATCCCATACTTTTACTTCTAAAGTTTGTGTCTCAATCTTCATATCTATCAATCCATTCTTGTTACATAGTGTCCATTGTCTGTAGGTAATGCTACCATACCATAGGGGTAAAAGTAAACATCACCCTTCTTGAGTTTGACCTTAGCAATAGGATTAAGGTCATCATCTTCTGGATAGGTGTATGTACCATTAGGTAATACCTTACCCTTGAACTGGTACAGCTTACCGAATCCATACGCTTCTGTCATGTGGTCTACAAGATCAAGACCTTCTTCGTCACCGCCATCTTCTACATAGTCGGCAACCCAATGCGGTAATAAACCCAACCACTCTACGAGTTGATCTTGTGTGTAGTCAGGGTAAGCTTCTGTGTTAAGTAGTAGTCTCATAGTACATTCTCCATTGTTAATTCTTTACTGTCGGACGGTCCGTCACCAGAGTTGAACTCATAAACTGCACGAGCAAAGCCACGGGGTGTAGCACTGCGAATGTTCTTAGTCTTAACAGACTTACCACCAAGTTTCAAGTGTTGTCTGCTGTGCCCTTGCTCTGGCTCTACTGGGTCAGTCCACGGCATAGTGAACCCATTGCCTGTCCAGAGGCATGTCTTCTTAGGGTATGCATCACGAGGTGCAATGTAGTCAGGCCACAAGGGATGCTCTGCCTCACTGTCAGCGATGTACTTGCCGTACTCATAGGGGTGGAATGAGTAGTTAGGTTTACGCCACAACGTAGACAACACACTGACAGGATTCTCTATGAAGTAAGGTACGCCTAGCTCATTGAAGAACTGCGAGCACATCATAGCATAGCTTGCTGCTTTAGTCTGAAACTCAGGGTCACGCTTAGCCTTAGCCTTGAAGTGTGGCGCACCTGATACAGCCAAGTCAGTACACACAGGAAACGCCATGCCGAATACAACACTCTCAAACTGAAAGTTTACAGCTATCCTGTTGAGAGTGCTTTGATCGTGAAGGTCTGCATGAACATAACGGATCAGACCACCGCCCTCAAAATTATCTATACATATTTTTTCTGCATCATGCTGTATGTCAAAGGCATAGCAAATATATCCTGCTTCTGCCCACGGCTTGAGTGCCTCACCTGTGTAGTCATATAGGCTTATGACATACTTACCTGCGTTAGGATTCGTCATCATCAAAGTTCCCTTCTTCAAATATAACTTTATACCCTGCATCTAATAGTTCATGCGCTCTGTCAAGAGCATTCTCACGATCAAGAGTCCACATCTTATTATAATAGAAACCATCCTTGCCTATCGTAGCTACGTAGTACATCTCACGATACCTCTTCAAACATTTCTAAAGCTTGATTGTGTGTAAGCTTCCACTGCTTGTCACTAGTCAAAGACTTAACTTGCCACGGCATTTTCTTAGCGTTGGTGTTGTACCCTACGAGAGTAACCTTCTGCCCACCAATCTCAGAGATACGAGTAGTGTCTAACTTGTAGAACTGTGCAAAATGTGTAAGCGCAATCTGCTCTTGTGTATCCGCACCATCAAGCAATACCTGTACCTTGTATGTAGCTTCACCGCCTGAGTAGGAGCAGTTACCTACCTTGATAGTCACATCGTGTATGCCAGCATTCTCTAATGCTTCCTGCATTGCTTCACGTATTTGTCTTAGCTTTTGTTTGTCAAACATAATGTAATCCTTTCAATGAGTTAGTGACGGACGGTCCGACAGTAAAGCCAGACCGCCCTGCTAGGGAGTGCTACCCTGCGAAGTGTTGCAAGCGGCGCTCAGTGTTACGGTTACGCTTGTGCTCAAAGTACACAGTGCGTTTGCCTAAGTGATAGGCAGTCATGCAATCGCCTAGCTCACGGCGCAAGCCACGGCTGACCACCTTACGCTTACGTGTCAGGCCCTTGATGCCAGCGAAGTTGAAGCGAAAACCTTTAGTACCATCGTTAAGTTTTTTGGTTGCGAATAATACGAACATATCATTTCTCCTGTGTGAGTTCGTTACGGATCTGGGTTAGTAGTTCTTTTAGTTTGGCATCGTTTGCCATACGTGTACTTGGCAGTATTTTTTCACACATGTCAAGTACCTTCAAGTTAAGTGCATTAGAAATGCTCATGCTGTAAGACCTCCGTCAATCACGATAAGCTTAGGTTTCTTAGCAACAGCGCTGGGCTTTGTCAAGAGGCAGTAGATATCTGCATAGAAAGCAGGGTCGTGATCCTTGAGGTGTAGTGACGGACGGTCCGACAGTACATCCCACCACAGCATGTCGTATTCTGTAGACAACATGTCGTATATGTTAGATGCATTCTCTTCACTGCGACATGCAGCGACAAGGCAGGTATCTGCCTCATCGTAATCCATAACGCATACATAGTGCATGTTTGGTTTCATTAAGTAATATCCTTTCGTTGTTATGTCATTACTACAGCATCAACATGATAGCGTGACACTGCATCACCAGTAGGCAGGGACTTGTTCATACCACCACGATCAGCAACAAAGTTGCACCATGTGTCCCACCAGTATTCGGAACCCTTGCGGCGGCATAGCTTGACGTACTCACGTATCTTTTTGAGACGTACTTCTTGCGATGCTTTCTTGTTGATACGCAAGGCTGACTCACTCAACCCTAACGCCCTGACATTGTGTCTGTCAAGACATGCTACTTGAAAGCCTAGCATCTGACCAATGAAGCCAGCCTTGACCATACCAATGCTAGGTATACGCATAAACAGATCTACCACAGCTTGTGCACCATCAATGGTGTCACATCCAGCAGTCTCACGTATGTTAAGCATGAGTGTGTGCAACTCTACCTTGTGCTCTTGTGCATAGGTAATGCCTTGAGCCTTAGTACTGCTGACCCACTTGGACATGATGCCATGCAGCTTGATAGACTTGCGTTGCTCTATCACACGAGACAACGGCATGTTGATCGTGCATAAGGTGAACTCAATCACGTCATACAATCCATCAGGGGATTGCAATGCGTGTTGTACGATTTCTGTGCAGTCACGTTGGTACATAGGGAAGCACTCCTGTTGTTATGTCGGATCGTCCGACAGTAAGTTAAGTCGTTGATAAGTAACGTATTTTAGGTTTGATGTCTGTATCAACCACCTTAGATAAGCATACCATATCTGATTTGTCAATAGGTTCCAGAGTTTTGCTATCAACAAAGCTTGTGAATTTGTACGGGTTGTACGTTGCCTTGCCATGTAAGCGCCAAGCTGGACCCATCAATGGGTCACTATCATCTCGCTTGCTGTAGCCACTGACCTGTATGAAATCACCAAGCGTACCACGCACAAAGGCATGCACATTTTTCTTGCCCTCACGTAGTACACGCTTACGTCCAGACTGACGCACCACAAATTGCGCATCATCTATCCACACTTCATCAGCGTGAAAGAGTACACGCCCTGTCTTAGTATTACGGACAGAGAATGTATGCTTGTGCAGGTTCCAGTAAACTTCAACTCGCATGGTAGTCCCCCATTTATGCAGATTGTTTTAGTGACGGACGGTCCGACACAACACCATTACATACTAGGGATGAGCGCCATCCGTTAAGTTTCAATTCTATGTCAAGCTCCTGCCATCCAAAGGACAAAACCACGAAGGCTCTACGTAATTGTAGACACAGCACGATGTCACCCACCGACATACTAGGGGAGGGCCTGATGGTCGTGCGCCTAAGCTTGCCACTGCCGTAGCCATTGCACTCATCAAAGATCCACTCAAGTACGTCATCCATGTCATGACTAGTCTGCGCTGTCATCACACCCATATGTAAGAAAGATGTCGGCTCATAGAAATCTTTAGCTAAGGCTTTCTGTATTACATCCACGCCATTTCCTGCAGGTAAACTACGCAAGGACACATACATATCTATGTCATCCTGCCTAATGATTTCACTCTTGGGTTGATAGACTAAGAACGATTGCGATGCGGTCATGGTATTACTCCTCTTGCGGGTTAAAATAGGGCATTGACAAGTTATCCATGAGGATATCTTTCACTTCTCCACCAGTCATGCCAAGCATTCCAGCATATGTCAAGATAGAAATGTTAGGGTTGAGATCATAGAAGTCACGTATCTCATCATCAGTCCACTCATGTATGTATTTTAGATCAGGCATGTCATGATTCCTTTTCAGTGATTTCATTTTGTTAGGTCCAACGTTGGACTTAAGTTTCAATTGAGCAGGTAAAAATACACTTGGGTTGTAGACTGTCGGCCTATCTCCACACCATTGATTATGTATAGTGAAAGTTAAATATAACTTCCAAGTGTACTTATATCTGCCTAACAAACAGGCCAGTATTTGCTAAGGCTGCTGGGCCACGCCATTTTACGAAGGCTTTTGAAGTGTCGGACGGTCCGACAGTAATGCCAAACCGCCCCATGATTGTCAATAGATTTCGTCTAGCTCTTCATCAAAGCCGAACTCTTCGTCCCACTCTTCGGGTGTCATACCTGACATCAAGAACTCACGCTGTTCTGCTGACAGGTCAGGCATAACATTCTGTATTAGATCACCTGATGCAAGCCAGTACTCAATCACACCTTGAGTGGTAGGCAAGAGCATGTTGTTTATCTTGCCAGTCATCATAGACTTTTTGTGCACCAAAACTTTATTCTCTGCTATATGTTCTATCTGCATGTCATGATTCCTTTTTACTTGGTTGTTTTGAAGTTGAAGTGTCGGACGATCCGACAGTAGAAGTCCCATAACTGTCAGCCATCCATGCTAGATTGTCAAGGGGTTTGGGATGTTTGCGCTGCTGCATATTACACAGCCACCTGCTACGCCACACCTTATCAGCACGGCGAGCGTACCTGTCACGTCTGCTCACACCTAACATGTACGTCACCCCCCATGCATGGCATAGAGCATGCCACAAAAGAACATCATACCTGACGTGCTGACGTAGGTAAGAAAGTAAGCAAAGTTTTGAAGGCGAGTAGGTCTAAGAATGTATTTTGTACGATGGCGCATGGGTCAATTCCTTGTGTGTGTGTTTGAAGTGTCGGACGGTCCGACAGTAAAGCCAGACCGTTGATACTGGTATCATTACCAAGCTTCTGATTGGATCTCTTTGCGATGGTCATCATAAAGCTTTACAGCTTTGTGCATACGCTTGAGGGCGGTTTCATACTTGCGACAACCTTGTATTTCTTGAAGTATTTCTTTGAGGGTCCAACATTCAACCAGCACATCCCAACCGTCTTCTTCGTAATGCGCCTTAGCGTGATCCTGAATTTGTGTGGCAAAGTAAAGCGGGACATTAAATGTTTTTTCTAGATCTGTCATTGGGTCAATTCCTTGTATGTATGTGAGAGAGAGTGATGCGCCCCGCTGTGATGCAGGGCGCTTGACTGTGTTAGCCTACGATTTCAGCGTGTAGGGCCTTGAGGAAAGCGCTGGTGTTCAACCCGTTGCTTTCGAGGGCGGCTTTTACGAATGTCGCAAGCTCCGCTTCAGTCTGAAATTGCTTGGTGTCGGACGGTCCGTCAGTAGCAGCCTCTGGCTTGGCTTGGGCTTTTCCTGCAGATGTATTACCTGCAGACTTAGGCGCTTTCGGCTCCGCTGGCTTGCTTGCCTTGGTGATCCGCTTACGGATGGCGCTCATCCCTAGACCGTCAAGTTTCCCGTCAGTGTTTAAGCGCTGCACAAGCTCCCAGTTTTCCGCAATCTTTTTGCAATCATTGTAATCTTGCCGACTAATAGTCGTATGCTGAGCCATTGCTTGGCCGAAAAGCTTGTCAGATTTGTACAAGGGACGAAGCTGGATCACAAGCAATCCGATTTCTTTGTAGCAATCCAATTGCTGCTCTTGCAAGAGCCACATACGATCATGAACCGCTTCCATCTGAGCAAAGGCGGCGCTTGCTGTGAACGTCTGACCGTTGTGTGTTACCTTGCCGTCCAAGTGTACTTTTGCGTTTGTGTTTGTTTTTGCGTTTGTCATCGAAGTATTCCTTTTTTGCTGTGGCCGGTGTTGGCCGTTTCGATGCAATCAATCTGGCCGATGGTCGAGGGAATGTCAACGGCTTTTGGTGCGCATTATGCGCAAGGAAAAGGAAGCAGTGTCGGACGGTCCGACAGTAGGGTAGGGTAAAAGCAGAACATCCGGTGAGAACGAATCAGGAACAGCCTCGTGCGTGATCATGTGTGTGATCATATGTGCATGCATGTGTGTTTGTGCATAAGCGATGCATGATCGCATCACGCTGCAGATGTGCGCATAGCAGGCCTATATGTGCGGCTTGCAGATACACAATCGGTAGAAAAAGCGTGTAAAAACAAGCGTTTAGCCCTATGCACATGCGCAGAATGCACACACACGGCCCCACATACACCCCCCTGCGTGGGCCACCCCCCCGGTGTACGTACGTATATACATACTCTGCAACAGAACTGGATTTTACTTTTCATGTACGAGCACTTACACACAACTATACCGTGTAAACAGTAATGTTATACTATAACAATGCTTAAAGCTGTGCATAAAGTTGTAACATAGATCACGTTTTGTTACAATTGTTACAAATGCATCACTTTTTGGCGAAACAAGGATTGACAATGGGGGTGCTTTGTGTAAAACTACGTAGTAGTAGTAGGTAAGTTAAACTTAAAAGTTAAACTCTTTAGAATACAACTAATAATACTTAACTTAAATAACTAAACTATATACAGTTACACTTATATCATTGGACTTAGGAAGAGTTAGACATTAAAGTTAAACTTTAATGTTAGACTTACAAGTTGACAGCTTTATATTTGTATGATAGTATACTTATATGAGTGGTATTGATAATTATAACTATAAATATACCACTATACTTTAACTTAACGTGTGACTTTAAAGTTTAACTATCACTAATTTTTTAGTCGCACGTAATTTCCCTTGTAATTACCCCTTGACTCTTATGAAAAAACAAGTAAAACTATACCCTAGTGAGGATGTATTAGTACAATTCTATAGTGCTTTAGCGTCTAATAACTCTGATGCACTTAAAAAGGTACATATTCCTAAGAGTGATGTATTCTATGTACGTGAAAAGATATTTCAGGACACTGGAGAGAAGTATACGTTAGATAGAGTTGAAAGAGCTATGTACTTAGAGGGTATGATTGACTCTAGAGACGTACTTGATCCTAAAAGAAAGAGGGACTGGGAATGACTGTAGCAATGGAACGTATTTTAGCGTGGAAAATTATGCCACGTTTAATGATGTTAGTTATGACTGTTATGTATATCCGCTGTATTGAGTGGGCCTTATCACAACCAGACTTGTCTACCCAACAATCAGCTTTAATATCTGTAGTTACTGGTGCTATGACTGGTGCTTTTGCTGTATGGCTAGGAAATGAGAACAAATGATTGGTCAAATCTTAGGAGCAGTTGGTGGATTAGCTACAACATACTTGGATGGCAAGGTAGCAATACAGAAAGCTAACGCAGAAATCAAAGTAAAGCAAGCTACTGGTGAGATTGACTGGGATTTAGCTGCAATTCAAGCTACTCAGAATAGCTGGAAAGACGAATGGATAACATTACTTTTCAGTATTCCTCTTATTCTGGCGTTTTGTGGTGACTGGGGGAACAGTATAGTACAAGCTGGCTTTGCTGCACTGGAGTCTATGCCTACGTGGTATCAATACAGCCTTGGTGGTATAGTATCAGCCAGTATAGGCATTCGTTCTGTAAGTAAATTCTTTGGGAAAAAATAATGAAAAAGAACTTTGACAAATGCCTATCAATGCTACTTCATCATGAAGGTGGTTTTGTAAATCATCCTCAAGATCCGGGTGGAATGACTAACTTAGGTGTAACTAAAAGAGTATATGAAGCTTGGGTAGGACGTGAAGTAACAGAAGGTACTATGCGTGACTTGACGTTTGTAGATGTTGCACCTATATACAAAAAGAATTACTGGGATAAGGTACGTGGAGATGATCTTCCTAGCGGTGTAGACTGGTGTGCCTTTGATTGGGCTGTGAACAGTGGATCTGGACGCCCAGCTAAGGCTATTCAACGTGCAGTGGGTGCTACAGCAGATGGAGCTATTGGACCTAAAACACTTCAGTCTGTTATGAATCATGAACCTAAGATGATCATTGAGAGTGTATACACTCAACGACAAAGTTTTTATGAGTCACTAGGACACTTTGATACTTTTGGCCGTGGTTGGACCAGAAGAAATAAAGAGACGCTAGACCAAGCTTTATCAATGATTTAGTTTTAGAGGAATATAAAATGCGAAGACAACAACCTACAACAGGTATGCCTAAAGGCCGTGCTGGTAAACTTACCCCTGCTCCGGGCGCAGGTAAACCAAAGCAAGCTGTGGGCGTAGGTAAACTCAAACCCCCAAAGGGTATGCCAGCACCTGCACCGGGTCGAGGTAGAGGCAGAGGTAAACCATTGCCAGCACCACTACCATCACCGACTCCGGGTCGTGGTAGAGGCGGTAGACGCCCTACTCCTATGCCAGCACCTGCGCCGGGTAGAGGCCAAGGCAGAGGTAAACCATTACCAGCACCTGCGCCGGGTAGAGGTAGAGTTAAACGTCCTATGCCAGTACAGGCAGGTCAAGCACAACAAAAAAAGTTGACCCCTGTACAGTTGGCCCGTAAAAGGCAGATGGCTGCTAAAAGAAGACCTGCTCAATTAGCAAGAGCGCAAGCTCAACAAAAGAGAGCTTTAAACAGAGCAAACCGTGTAGCACAAAGAAATAATAGGTCTACCACCCCCACTCAGGCAGCACGTAGGCGCTAATAAATGGCTATTCCTGAAAGAGTCAAAACTAAGATGAAGGATGCAGGACTTAAGGCGGTGAATAAACCCCAGCGCCTTAAGGATGGCAGTGGTAAGTCACATCACGTTATGGCTAGTGAGGGTGGTAAGTATAAATATATTAAGTTTGGTGAAAAGGGAGCCAGTACTGCAGGTAAGCCAAGGGAAGGTGAATCTGAGAAGATGAAGAAGAAACGTGCAAGCTTTAAAGCAAGACACGCTAAGAATATCAAAAAAGGCAAGATGTCTGCTGCATACTGGGCAGACAAAGTAAAATGGTAAACACATAAAGGAAACTAAGAAATGAAAACTCTAGCAATCGCATTAGGTCTTACTGGTTTGTTGGCTACGTCAGCCACAGCAGCGGATTTTCCAATCGCAGGACAAGCAGTAGAACTGGGTGCAGAATCAGATACAAACTATACGACAGGCATTGAAGATTGGGATTGGGAACTAACTCCATATGCCGCTATCACTATGAATAACCTTCGCTTGGGGGTAGAGACAGACATTGATATGTTGAAGTTGGATGAAGATAAAGTATTTCAAGGTGTAGATCTAACTGCAGATTATCCGTTATCTACATCTGTAAATCTTTATGGGGAAGTATCCTCAGACGATAGCTTTACATTTGGTGACGTTAAGTTAGGCGCTACTGTAAAGTTCTAATGTCTTTAATATCTCACCTTCCCTTACCTAACATGCCATTCCAGACACATGTAAATATTGTGTTTGAGAATGGTGTGGGAGAGCCTGTAAAAAAAGATGTAGATACAAAAGAACCTAACAAGATTACTCCTGATACACCAGTAGAAGATCTTAAGATAGTGAATCAGATGTATGCCTACAATCCTAATCCAAATAAACTACGAACTCCTGATGGACAGATCGTAGACTTTATTATAGCCTAGATAGGAATTACTAATGCCTAAAACAGAAACATCTCGTGCTGATCAAAAGGTAAAGCAGTTACGAAAGCGTATATCAAATTTAGCACCTGTACATAAGCGTAAATTATTAAAAGAAAACACTGTCAGTAATGTTATTGAAGGTTTAAGGGCTACAGGTACTGCAGCTAAATCTGCTTGGAACTCTAAAAAGGTAAGTGCTCTTGAGGCTAAGATAGTTAAATTAGAAGCGGCTAAAGAAGAAGCTCGCCAGTTGAAAGAAACAAAAGCTTTTAACAAGGGTAAACCTTTTGCGGAATACCACGGTAAATCTGCTAAGCTATTAAAAAAAGCTAATGCAAAAAAATAATAATTACTTATAGGAGAAGCGCATGAATAAGAAAATGAATAAAGGAATGGCCGCATTAAAAAAAGAAGCACCAGCAGTAGCAGCAAAGATGGGCTACAAGTATGGTGGCATGGCTAAGAAAAAATCGGGTTATAACAAAGGTGGTATGGCTAACTGCGGTGCTTCTATGAAAGCTACACAGGGGAATAAATAATGGCTAGTTATAAAGATTATAAAAGTATCTCTGCTGCACGAAAAGCAGGATCTATGTACTACACAGATAAGAATGGTAAGAAAGCTTTAGCTGTAACCAAAGAAACACTAGATGCTTGGAAAAAGAAAAACAAGGGTAAGTTTAAAGGTTCTGCTTTAACTGCTTGGGCTAATGCTAAAGGTAAGAACATTGGTGCCTCTGCTGGTACAGCCCCACCTAAGAAACCTTCTGTTCCCGGTGCAAAGCGTCCACCTAAACGTCCTGTAGATCCACGTTCACAGCGTCCTAAACAGCCTAAAGGTGCACCAACTCTTAGAGAAAGAAACCCTGTAGAGACAGATTATCTTCTTCCGGGTACAGATAAAACTCTTAAAGATGTCTTTACTAAAGCAGAGATTGATGCAGCTTCTAAACGTGCACGAAAGCAGTTGGGTACGGATGCTAAGCCTTACACCAAACCTGTTCCGGGTAAAGCTATTTACGATGCTATTAAAGAACGCACAAGTGTTTCTGAAATTAAAGCACGGGCAAAGCGGGAATCAGAGAAGCGGTCACGTTATAAGCGTGGTGCGAGTGCTGGATAAATGCCTGATCTAACTAATTCAAAGTTTCATACGCAAGGGTACACTATTGCATCTACTTCGGCAGATGCTAGTGCTACCGTTGTGTATACTTGCCCTGCTAACTTCAGTTCTATTACTAGGTATCTACACATTAGTAACAGTTCTAATTCTACTAAGAAAGTGTTTGTACAGTTTTACCATGCTGACGACAACGAATATCACTATATAGCTAATGGACTTAGTATGGCAGGACACTCTGTAACTAATTTAGTTAATGGTGGATACTTTAACCTACACTCAGGCGATAAAATTTTAGTGTACGGTGAAACTACTAACACTATGGAAGTACTTGTTTCAGTAGAGGAATACTTTGACCCTGCAAGGAGAGCATAACGGGGTTGCAATCTTATCTATAGTATGATATAACTAAATATGGTAAAACTATTCCTGCACAAGACAAAAGGAGTAGTGCTATGTTTAAGAATATCTTAAAGAAGTTTCAAGAAAATCAACAACGAAGAGCAGACTATTGGATACTCATGAATCTGAGTGACAAAGAACTGCATGATATGGGGATCAGTAGAGGTGAAATCAGGCAAAAAGTCTACGGTTAATGCAGCGGGTAATTATACTAAGCCTAGTATGCGTAAGCGCCTCGTTGCTTCCGTCAAAGCTGGCGGGAAAGGTGGAGCACCCGGACAATGGAGCGCCCGCAAAGCACAGATGGTTGCAAAGCAATATAAAGCTAAAGGTGGAGGATACAAGTCGTGAAAGTAGATGCACCTAAAGGTTATCATTGGATGAAGCAGAAAGATGGTGGCCTAAAGCTAATGAAACATAAAGATAAGTTTGTACCTCATAAGGGTGCATCTCTTACTGCTAACTTTCCTGTACAAAAGAAACACGATGCCAAAAAGTAAAAGTCAAAAGAGCCTGACCAGTTGGACCAAGCAGAAGTGGAGAACCAAAAGTGGTAAGCCATCGACGCAGGGTCCAAAGGCTACAGGTGAAAGGTATTTACCTGAGAAGGCTATTAAGTCTCTTAGTGCTTCTGAGTATGCCGCTACATCACGAGCAAAACGAAAAGGCACTAAGGCGGGTAAGCAGTTTGTGGCTCAGCCTAAAAAAGTTAGAGCCAAAGTAAAACCGCATAGGAAGATAACATGACTCGTACACTTACAGAGAATCAACAAAGATTTATGGAAGTTCTCTTTGAAGAGGCTTCGGGTGATGTGGTACGTGCTAAGAAGTTAGCGGGTTACAGTGAGAATACTCCTACTCGTATGATTGTTGAATCTTTAAAGGATGAGATATTTGACGCAACTAAAACGTATATGTCTCGCTTGGGTCCTAAAGCGGCTTTTGCTTATTCAAGTGCTTTGGATGATCCTACCCAGTTAGGGATTAAGGAAAAGATGGTAGCTGCAGGTCAAGTATTAGATCGTGCTGGTGTTGTTAAGACAGAGCGTGTTTCTGTAGAAAGCTCTGGTGGTCTGTTTATTCTACCGCCTAAAGAAAGTGACGATGGCTAAGTACACTAAGAAGGAAGACTTAGGTTATTGGATGTTACCTAAGCCTGACTTTAAGAAAAGACAATGGGAAAAGATCCCTAGATTAACTAAACAATATGTTCCCTTCGGTTATGAGATAGACCCTGAAGACGATTCTTGGTTGATTCCTATAGTTAAAGAACTAGAACTATTAGAGCTTGCAAAGAAACATATAAAGCAGTATAGTTATAGAGAAGTATCTGCATGGTTATCCACTCAGTCTGGTAGATACATTTCTCATATGGGATTAAAGAAGAGAATAGATGTCGAAAGAAGACGTAAATCAGTTGCTCAAATTAAGCGCAAGCTTGCCCAAAGGTACAAAAAAGCGATCCAGCAGTACGAAACGCTTGAAAAAGAAAGGGTCGGCTACCACACCTACACCCAAGAGTAAGGCTGAGTCTGCACAGGAAACAGTACCTGCAACAGTAATATCAGCGCCTTATGACGAAGAGGTAGCACAGAACGTAGTATTTAAGCCTAATCCCGGCCCTCAGACACAGTACTTAGCTTCAAGTGAACGTGAGGTCTTGTATGGTGGGGCAGCAGGTGGTGGTAAGAGTTACGCAACTCTAGCTGATCCTTTACGTAGTTTGAATGACCCTGACTTTAGTGGGTTACTTGTACGTCACACAACAGAAGAGTTGCGTGAGCTTATACAAAAAAGTCAGGAACTTTATCCTAAAGCTATTCCGGGGATCAAGTGGTCTGAACGTAAGAGTCAATGGACTACACCTAGAGGTGGCAAGCTTTGGATGTCTTATCTAGATAGAGATACTGATGTTATGCGGTATCAAGGTCAGGCATTTAACTACATAGCATTTGACGAACTTACTCAGTGGTCTAGTCCTTTTGCGTGGGATTATATGCGCTCACGTTTGCGTACAGCTTCGCCTAACTTGAGCTTGTACATGAGAGCAACAACTAACCCCGGCGGTAGCGGCCACTCATGGGTCAAGAAGATGTTCATTGATCCTGCTAAGCCTAATACACCTTTTTGGGCTACTAATATAGAAACAGGTAATAGGCTAGAGTTTCCTAGAGGTCACTCCAAAGAAGGTGAGCCTTTATTTAAAAGACGATTTATTCCTGCCAGTTTGTTTGATAACCCTTACTTAGCTGACAGCGGTGACTACGAGGCAATGCTTTTATCTTTGCCTGATCATCAGAGAAAGCAATTACTAGAAGGTGACTGGGATGTAAATGAAGGAGCAGCGTTTCCTGAGTTTAATAGAAAAGTACATGTAGTAGATAGCTACGATATACCTAGAAGCTGGACTAAGTTTAGATCATGTGACTACGGTTATGGAAGTTGGACAGGAGTTTTATGGTTTGCGGTAACTCCTTCAGAGCAACTAGTAGTGTACAGAGAGATGTACGTAACTAAAGTCACAGCTACAGATTTAGCTGATATGATACTAGAAGCAGAAGAAGATGATGGAACTATAAGATACGGCGTACTTGACTCGTCCCTCTGGCATAAAAGAGGTGATACTGGCCCGTCACTTGCAGAACAGATGAACATGAAGGGATGTCGCTGGAGGCCCTCAGATCGTTCTCGTGGTTCAAGGGTAGCAGGTAAGAACGAGATACATCGCCGTTTGCAGGTGGATGAGTTCACTGAAGAATCCCAACTCGTGTTCTTTTCCACCTGCACTCATACTATAGCGCAGATACCTAGTATTCCTCTAGATAAAAGAAACCCAGAGGATGTAGATACAAACGCAGAAGATCACTTGTATGATGCTTTGCGGTACGGTATAATGACACGCCCAAGAAGTTCCTTATGGGATTATAATCCTGCAACATCACGATCAGGCTTTCAAGCATCTGATCCAACATTTGGATATTAAGTATGGACCCTAAAGATTTTGACGATACCTACGAGGAAAACATTGAATCCTCTGACTCTTCTTTTATTAAGGATGTATCAAACGCTGATGCACTTTTTGACGAGAAGGTAGGAACTATTACTGGTTTCGTTAGCGAGCGTTACAAAAAAGCGGAGGATGCTCGTCTTGTAGATGAAGAGCGTTGGATGCGGGCTTACCGTAACTACCGTGGTATGTACAGTTCAGATGTACAATTTACAGAAGCTGAGCGTTCTCGTATCTTTGTTAAGGTAACTAAGACTAAAACTTTAGCAGCTTACGGACAAGTAATTGACGTACTGTTTGGTAATTCTAAGTTTCCTATTAGCGTAGATCCTACTACTTTACCTGAAGGTGTTGTTGAGTCTGTACACTTTGACGCTAATCCGCAAGCAGAGCAAGGTAAAGACGAACTTACTTCTGCATTTGAGCCTATGAAAACACCTTTCACAGGTGATGAAAAGCTTCAGCCCGGCGAGACTTTAAACGACTTACAAGAGCGTTTAGCAGGTATGAAGAATAAACTGGCTCCTGTACAAGAGAAGCTTGTTGAGGGTTCGGGTACGTTACCTACTAGTGTTACTTTCTTTCCTGCACAAGTGGCAGCTAAGAAGATGCAAAAGAAAATTCATGATCAACTAGAAGAAAGCGGAGCCAATAAACAGCTTCGCCTTAGTTCTTTTGAACTAGCTCTTTTTGGTACAGGTATTATGAAAGGACCTTTTGCTGTCAATAAAGAATATTCTAATTGGAATGAAGAAGGTGAGTATACGCCTGTAATTAAAACAGTACCTTCTACAAGTCATGTTTCTATCTGGAACTTCTATCCTGATCCTGATGCAGCAAACATGGATGAAGCAGAGTATATTGTTGAGCGTCATAAGATGTCTCGCTCACAACTACGTGCTCTCAAGGGGCGTCCCTTCTTCCGTGACAATGCTATCGACATCTCGCTTAACTTGGGTGAGTCCTACGACAAGAAGTGGTGGGAACAGGAGATGGAAGATGATAAGCAAAGCAGTAAAGCAGAACGCTATGAAGTGTTTGAGTTCTGGGGTTTTGTTGATAAAGAAGTACTAAAAGGGTATGACATAGATATCCCTAAAGAGTTAAAAGATTCAGATCAACTTAACGTAAACATTTGGGTATGTAACGGACAAGTACTACGTTTGGTTATGAATCCATTTAAACCTGCACTGATTCCTTACTATGCTGTACCCTACGAAGTTAATCCTTACTCATTCTTTGGGGTAGGTATTGCGGAGAATATGGATGACACACAGACCCTTATGAATGGGTTTATGCGTATGGCGGTAGATAACGCAGTACTTTCGGGTAACTTGTTGATCGAAGTTGACGAGACTAACTTAGTACCGGGACAGGATATGTCTGTGTACCCGGGCAAGGTGTTTCGGAGACAGGGGGGTGCCCCGGGTCAAGGCATTTTTGGGACCAAGTTTCCGAATGTCGCTGGCGAGAACATGCAACTATTTGATAAAGCAAGAGTATTAGCAGATGAGTCAACTGGATTCCCATCTTTCGCACATGGTCAAACAGGCGTTACGGGTGTTGGTCGTACTGCTAGTGGCATTAGCATGCTTATGGGTGCAGCCAACGGCTCTATACGGAATGTAATCAAGAACGTAGATGACTATCTGCTTAGCCCTTTAGGTAAAGCTTTCTTTAATTTCAACATGCAGTTTGATTATGATCCTGAAATTAGAGGTGACTTAGAAGTAAAATCTCAGGGTACTGAAAGCTTAATGGCTAATGAAGTACGCTCACAACGCTTGATGCAGTTCTTGCAAGTTGCACAGAACCCAACACTAGCACCGTTTGCTAAGATGGATTACATCATTCGTGAGATTGCTATCAGCATGGATCTGGACCCCGATAAGGTTACTAACTCTATGCAAGACGCAGCTATCCAAGCAGAGATCCTAAAGGGGTTCACAGCGCCTCAACAGCCGCCGCAAGGGGTGCCTAGCCCAGAAGGTGGAGAGGCTCCTCAAGGCGCTCCTCAAGCGGCCCCTGAAGGTGCACCACCACAGGGCGCAGCAGATATGAGTGGCGGTGGCGGTGGTAACATTGGTATCGGTGGTGCAGCAGCGCCGGGTGAACAAGGCTTTAGCGGGAACGTACAGTAATGTCATCAATCAGTAGGCTTATATCTAAAGAACTTAGGAATGCATTTAACATGCCTTCGGGCGCTATTGATAATCCTAAGTATAATCCTCTGTTTAAAGAAGGTAAAAGAGATCCTGTAAAGCTGTCTGAAGAGGATGAAAAACTTACTTGGGATATGGTTGGTTTAGAAGATACTGTAGTTGCAGAATTTTATAGTCCTTTAGAATCCGCTATACAGGAAGCACCTATAGGTAAAAAGGGTACTAAAGGTCAGAACATAGAAGCGTTTGTGCGTAAACGTGCACCTAAAGTTTCTCAAGGAGAATTAGACTTTAGGCAGTTTGGATTAGAACCTGAAGAAAAGTATACTAAGGATGTGATAAGCGGAGCTTTTGAATTAGATCCTCTAAAGATACAAGCTTTAAAAAAAGCACCTAAATATAGAGGTACGCAAAGACAGACAGACCTAGAAGATTTAGATATAGGTTATCAGGAAATAGGCATTGATGTTATACAAAAAGACTTAGGTTTAATGACGCATCATGGACCTTCTACACTAGCACATGCTAGGTATAGCTATAGACAAGAAACTCCTTTGTATAAAACAGAGGCAGAAAAACTTTCTAATGTAAGATTCGATGAAGATGCTGATTATCTTTTAATAGAAGAACTTCAATCTGATGTAATTCAAAAAATGGTAGACAACCCTGAAAAAGCTAAAGCAGAATCTATACAAAAATATAGAAAACAATTTGAATCAGATATAGATGATATAGCCTTTAACAGAGAGTTTGCACAACCCGGAGACTTATTTGAAGAATTTGAAGATTACGTATTTGACAAATATATACCTATAATGACAGACAAAAAACTTACAGAGGTAGAAAAGTCAGAAAAACTTAAAAAAATATTAGGTGAAAATACACCTGACACCGCTAATAAATTTTATGACGTAACATCCCCTCTTACACTCCGAATGTATTTTGATGTGTTAGCCGCTAAAAAACTTAATGTATTTGATTTCCCCGATAGATCTGATGTATTACAGAGTATCGTGTCAGGGGCGAATGAAGTTATAAACAATAGTCGAATGGCTACATCTAAAAAAGACACTCCCTTACCTAAGCTTACAGATTCTGTAAGAGTCTTATTGCAATCTATTATTGCAGATGCTAAAGCTAATAATGTTGATGAAATTGTATTACCGCCTATTGAAAAGCTTGCAGAAAAACGCTTCTCGAAAGGTTCAAAAGAATATGAGAGTGCTATAAAAAAAGGTTCAGGTTTCTACAATACATACGTTACCGCTTTTGATAAAGCACTTAAGCAATTAAAAGATGAACTAGGCGATCAAATAAAGATAGGCAAAAAAGATTTAAACTATAAACGTACTGGTATGAGTAAAAAAGATCAGTTACTAGCTGAGCGTTTTCCTAGAGGGGATTTGGCTAAAAGATTAAAAGCAGCAGCAGAAAAACCTGAAATACTACAAGGTAAGTCTATTAACATTAAAGATTTAAAGCTAGATCCTAAAAAGCAGAAACTACGGTTTAACCAAGGTGGCTTAGTACAAAGACCCAACAAATGATAATAAAAAAACTAGTAAACGATAAACCTCTATGGGATTCTTTTTGTGAAACTGTTGATAATAAAATCAGTCAGGTACATAAGAACATGGAACAATTAAAATCACCAGAAGAGTTGTTTCGCTGTCAAGGTGAGATAGCTGCTCTACGTAAACTCAAATACTTGAGGGATGAAATAAATGGCTCTTGAAGATCAGATGAACGAAATGATAACAGAACCTTCTGTTGATCCTGTTAGTGGAAACGAAATACCTCTAGGCTCTACTGCTGAAGAAGTACGAGATGACATAGACGCTAAACTTTCTGAGGGTGAGTATGTTGTACCTGCAGATGTATTACGTTTCTACGGTGTAAAGTTTTTTGAGGATTTGCGTGACAAGGCAAAGTCTGAGTATGCTGAAATGGCAGAAGAAGGACGCATAGGTGGAGAGCCTGTCTCTGAAGAAGGTCCTGAAGATGTAGAGATTTCTGACGAGGATATGATGGAAGGCATCTCTGATGAGGACATGGCTGACATAAAAGCGGTATTGGAAGGTACAGCTTCTTTGCCTATGGATGCCAGTGATGAAGATATGGCTGAAGTACAAAGCGTTATGGAAGGTGAAGCTACAACGACTATGGCACAAGGTGGTATTACTTCTATGCCTAAAGCCTCTCAGATGAATGTACGAGAAGATGTAGACGGTATGATAGACCGCATGTATGAGATGGTTAAGAACAACCCAGAGGTAAAAAAGAAACTGGATGCTAAAGGTATTAAGATGGCAGAAGGTGGTTATGTAAAGGGTTACGCAGATGGCGGCTTTGAAGATGGCTCTGAACCTGACTTTTTATCAGGCTCTAATACTGGTCCTGTTCCTAGCTTTCTTTCAGGTATGGGTGCATTAGGTTTTTCCCAGACTTTAGGTGCTACACAAGGTTACTCAGGTCCTAGAGCTACAGAGCTTGTGGACTACTATAATCCTTCTACAGGTGCTACTATGCAGATTTCTGTATATTCCGACACTAAGCAGCCTGTAACTCCTGTACCTCAAGGGTTTCAATTAGGTAAACCTCAAGCTCCTTCTCGGAGGGATTCTGATGACGATGATGACGATGATAAACCACCAGCACCTAGATGGTATGATGACATAGAGTTTGGTAATTCTGAGTCTGTTTCTGAGTGGGCTAAGACACAGAAGGGTCCACCTTCTTTACTGAGAGCTTCTGCTATTGGTGCTGCTGGTACAGTTAGTACTGTAGCAAACTTACGTGCTGCTGCTATACTAGAGAAAGCTAAGAATGGCGGTAAAGATAACAGCACTAGTACTTCTTTGAATGAACAAGCTAATGCTATGCAAGAAACGTATAGCCCTTTTGAGAAGTTTCTCTCTAAGATGTTTGGTGATTCAGGTGAAGTACAAGCTAAGTTTGCATCTTCGCAGGTAGGAATTAACTTGGCAGATCCTACTAAGAATACTATTGAGCCTACTCCACCAGAGAAAGATAATAACGGCGGTGGCGGCTCAGATAATAACGGCGGCGGCTCAAATGATGATCCAATCACACCAACTCCCCCTTCAACACCCAGCAAGGATAGTTCAGGTAGTGGTTCAACAAATCCCGGAGACAGAGGATTTACGCCCGGAAGTCAAACACCTCCTTCTGCCTCTTCAGATGTAGGTAATGATGGTATGACAGATGCAGAAAGAGAATCTGGTGCTGGATCATATAGTAGAGACACAGAAGATGATAATAAGGGTTTATCTGGTAGTGCATCAAATGTTGCTGATGCAAAGGACTTAGGCTATAACAAAGGCGGCTTGATGAAGAAACGAAAGTAAAGACTAACCATAATAACTATAAGGCTACCCAGCTACGGCTGGCCCCAACATAAAGGAACTAAACTATGGCACAACTAGAGAGTGTAGAACAACCAAAAGTAGCAGGATTTGTAGATTCTAATTACAGCAATGCTAATAAGAGACGTATTGAAAAAGAGGAAGAGGAACTTCAGAAGCTTGTAAATGGAGAGACTACTGAAGAAGATCAAAAAGTAGAAACCAAAGAAGCCTCTGAGGAAGAAACCAAAGACGAGAAACTTTCTGGTGAAGAACGTACATATAAGAAACGCTATAGTGATTTACGTAATCATTTAAACAAGCAGTCAGAAGAACTAAAGAAGCTAAAGACACAGTTAGAAAATGCGCAGGAACGTGGTGAGATACGTGCACCTAAGTCTGATGAAGACATTGCTAATTGGGCAGAGAAGTACCCTGATGTCGCAGCTATCGTTGAGACAATTGCAGAAAAGAAAGCTCAAGAGAAGTTTAACTTAGCTGAAGGGCGTCTACAAGAACTAGACCGTATGTCTGCAGAAGCTGAGCGTAACAAGAATGAAGATGCTATTCGTGATGCGCATCCTGACTTTGATGATTTACGAGAGAGTGATGCCTTTCATGATTGGGCTGGAGAGCAACCTAAGTGGGTACAAGATGCTATCTACGAGAACAGTGATGATCCAAGATCTGTAGTTCGTGTTATTGATCTATATAAAGTAGATAATAATATGGACACCAAGTCTCGTAAGAAGTCTAGTAAGGAAGCAGCATCTGCTGTGGTCACTAAACGAACAACTAAACCTGAATCAAACGACTCAGCAGGACGATTCAGTGAATCTCAAGTTAATAGCATGTCTGTGCATGAATATGAAAAGAACTCAGATGCTATTATGGAAGCTATGCGCACTGGTAAGTTTGTCTACGATATGACAGGCGGCGCACGGTAAATCAAAAATTGTTATTGACAACCTATATTTAGTAAGTATAACTATAGGTGTTATAGGAGTATAGTACAAGCCTCTGAAAAGACTACCTTGTATTATACTCAACTCACTAAGCTAAAAACTAATAAGTTAAGACTTACCTGTTAGAATAGGCCCGTTGTTTTGTTGGTTGGCCGACTGACATAATATACGCACCCTAGAAAGACAGCCTCTTACTAAATGTTACAAGCTTAATTAAACCTAAGCCAAACATCTATGGAGGATTATATCATGGCTTTTACATCAGCAGCAGGTTACGGGAATTTGCCAAACGGCAATTTTAGCCCAGTAATCTATTCAAAAAAAGTACAGCTTGCTTTCCGCAAGAGTACAGTATGTGGTGACATCACCAACTCTGATTATTTTGGGGAGATTTCTGCCCAAGGTGATACAGTGAAAATTATCAAAGAGCCTGAAATTTCTGTAAGCTCATACGCTCGTGGAACACAGGTTTCAGCACAAGACTTAGACGATGAGGATTTCTCCTTAGTCGTTGATAAAGCTAACTATTTTGCCTTCAAGATGGATGATATTGAGGAAGCGCACTCCCATGTCAATTTCATGTCTCTTGCAACGGATCGTGCAGCTTATCGTCTTGCTGATCAGTATGACCAAGAAGTTCTTGGCTATCTGTCAGGCTATAAACAGTCTGCTTTGCATGCAAATGCTGGCGCTGTTAATGACCAAGTAAACGGCACTAAAGCTGTTGCTACTGCTGGCTCAGATGAGTTGTTGACTTCAATGAAACTCCGTAAGGATTCATTTGGCAACATCACAACTGGCTCTGCTGGGGATCACTCAATCCCATTGGCAGCACGTTTGCCCGGCGCTACTGAACTACCGACTGCAACTGCTTCACCTGTAATGGTTGTAGCACGTATGGGTCGTTTGTTGGATCAACAGCAAGTTGATACTGCAGGGCGTTGGCTGGTTGTTGACCCGGTATTCATGGAGCTACTTCGTGACGAAGATAGCCGCTTCTTGAACGCCGATTTCGGTGACTCAGGCTCACTTCGCAATGGTCTAAACCTCAACAACTTCTTTGGTTTCCGCTTGTACGTATCAAGCAACTTGCCTTCAGTAGGCACTGGTGCTGGAACTACAGGTTCTGCAAACCAAAACGCCAACTATGGTGTTATTGTTGCGGGTCATGATTCTGCTGTAGCAACTGCTGAGCAAATCAACAAGACTGAAACTTACCGTGACCCTGACAGCTTTGCTGACATTGTTCGTGGTATGCACCTTTACGGTAGGAAGATTCTTCGCCCAGAAGCTCTTGTTACTGCTAAATATAACGCAGCTTAAGGGAGAATACAAGATGGCTTTACAATCCCCCGTCCGTATTGAGACTGCCGTGATTGCTCACGGTGATCTCACCACTAGTTCAACTCATGACATTGGTACAGTCCCAGACAATTGTGTGGTACTTGCTGCTGGCGCTGAGTGTACTGCTGCAGCTACCATTGGTGGTGCTAACGCAGTGAGCTTTGGTGTAACAGGTGGTGACGTTGATCTGCTAGGTACTGCAGATATTAACGGCGCTAAAACATTGGCTGCTACCACTACTACAGTGAATGGCATCACAAATGTTACTGTTGCTGACACTGTTATCACAGCTAAGCTGGCTGGCTCAAACGCACCTTCTGCAGGTTCGTTCAAGTTCTTTGTAATGTACATGCCTATGGGCGCTACAAAGGCAGCGGCAGAAGTAGATCGTGATACGCTTGCATAAATGAACTAACTTTAGGGGCTGCTTTCTAGTGGCCCCTTTAGGCTATCTTAGGGAAATATAATGGCTTACACTTATCTTGATCTTACAAACGAAGTACTAGCTAGGTTTAATGAAGTAGCTTTAACTTCATCTAACTTTGTCAACTCTCGTGGGTTTCAAACTCAGTGTAAGAACGCTGTAAACGATGCCATTAACTATATTAATACTCGTGAGTTTAGTTGGCCTTACAATCACGCTACGCAGACAGAGACACTTGTAGCGGGAACAACTAGATATACTATACCTACAAATGCTAAGCATGTAGATTATGATACATTTAGACTTGTAGATGATTCTTCTCTAGGAGTAGAAGGTAAATCTCTTACTATTATTGACTATAAAGATTACTTAAATAAGTTTATTAATCAAGAAGACAGATCAGATGTTGGAGGCGTACCCTCTCATATATTTAGAACACCAGATAATAACTTTGGTTTATATCCCTACCCCGACAAAGCATACTCTTTAAAGTTTGAATATTACATATACACTACTGCATTAAGTGCATCAACTGATGTACCTACTATACCTGCACAATATCGGCAAGTAATTGTGGACGGAGCTACCGCCTTTGGTTATCAGTATAGAGGGGAAGGTGGCGAATATCAATTAAACTTTGCAAGGTTTGAGGACGGTATTAAAAGCATGCAAACTTTACTGTCCAACAGAGCCGATTACATTCGCTCTACAGTAATATACAAATCATCCGTAGGAAGTTCTTTAGTATAATGGCAGATGAAGCAGGTCTTAATCCTTTTATCTTTCCGTGCCAAGGTGGACTAGTCCTTAATAGGTCTACGTTTACTATGCAACCGGGACAGGCTTTTGAGTTGCAAAACTTTGAGCCTGATATTAAAGGTGGGTATAGACGTATCAATGGATATGCTAAATGGAATACTAATATTGTTCCCCAATCTGCTACTGATACTGAAAAAGTTCTTATGTCAGCTTTTCATAGAGATGAAATTATAGCTGCTAGAGGTACTAAAATATATAGAGCAGCTAATGGTAGCAGTAATACTAATGGCGCTACTACTAACTCAGCCACAAGTATTACAGTAAACAGTACTGCAGGGTTTAGTGCTACTGGTACTATTTTAATTGGGTCAGAACAAATTACTTACACTAGTATTGACTCCGTTACTTTCATTGGTTGCACTCGTGGTGCCAATAGTACAAGCGCAGCAGCACACGCAGATGATGTGGTAGTAACTCAATACTGGACTGAGATTGACACAGGACGTACAGGTGCAAAAAAGTATTCGCACTTTAGGTATAATATAGACGGTAATCCTACTCTTGTTTTTGCTGATGGGGCCAATAGTGCATCTTTATATACAACAGGAAACTCCGTAACCGATATTAATACTACTAATGCTCCAGCAGATCCTCAGTTTGTAACAGGATTTAAGAATGCTTTATTCTTTGCGGGTATGACATCTAATCCCCAAGAGTTAATATTTAGTGCACCTTATGGTCCTACTGATTTTACACCTGCTAATGGTGCTGGATCAATACGAGTAGATAGTCCTATTACTGGTATATTTCCTTTTCGTGATTCTTTATTTATTTTTTGTGAAGAACGTATTTTTAGACTTGATGGTAATACTATAGCAGACTTTCAGCTACAGCCTGTATCAAGAAACATTGGTTGTATGAATGGTTTTACTATACAAGAATTTGCAGGGGATATTGTATTCTTAGGTAGAGATGGTTTAAGAACTGTTGCAGGAACTGAACGTATTGGTGACGTTGAACTTGGATCAATTAGTACCCCTGTTCATCAACTATTTAATGTCTATTCTGATATTTCTGAATTTGATTCAGTTATTGTTCCAGATAAAACTCAATATAGAATATTCTTTTGTGATACGTCTGGTAACGATGCAAGAACTAAAGAACGTACTAAAGGTGTAATCTGCCATAGAACTGCAGAGGGTTACGAGTTTGCGGAAACTTTAGGTATTCAACCTTCTTGCACAGATCACATAAATGAAGATGGTGTTGTATATGTAATACACGGCGGTTATGACGGTTATGTATATCAACAAGAGCAAGGTAATACTTTTGATGGTACTACTATTATTGGTAGATACAGATCCCCAGATATTACTATGGGGGACGCAGGTATAAGAAAACAATTTCAACGTGCAGTAATTAACTATGCACCAGAAGGTTCTATAAACTCAGATTTATTTGTGAGGTATGATTACGAAGATCCTAACTCAGCAAGACCTGCAGCTTACCCTTTTGATTCAAGTAAGGTTGTGGCTTTGTATAGCGTGGGTGAGTACGGAACAGTTACATATGGCGGTCAGTCAAACCCATTGATTAGACAACCAATAGAAGGTTCAGGTTTTGCGATAGCATTGCGTGTTGTGGATAATGGTGTATCAGTACCTTATTCACTTAAAGGCTTTCAGTTAGAATTTAAAGCAGCCGCTAGGAGATAGAATATGGCAGGTTACGCACGGCAGAGTACGTATACAGACGGTGACATTATTCAGGCATCAGACTCTAATGACGAGTTCGATCAGCTTGTTGCTGCATTTAACGCACTTAGTGGACACAAACATGATGGTACTGCAGCAGAAGGTCCGATTATTGGCTTCTTAGGTGATCCCGGTGTAGGTACAGCCCTAAACAAAATTGAAGTAGATGCTACCAATAGTAGGATTAAATTTTCTATTAATGTTTCTACTGTATCTACAAACAAAATCTTTTTTCAATCAGAAGGTATTATCCCTGCAACGAACAATGATATTGATTTAGGCAGCAGTTCTCTAAAGTTTAAAGATGGTTACTTTGCAGGTAATCTTGATGTAGCTGGTAACATTACTCTTGGTGGTAACATTACATTAGGTGATGCAGATACAGATGGCATTACACTAAACTCTGAGATTGCATCTCATGTAATTCCTGATGCAGATGATACTTACGACTTAGGCGAGGTAGGTAAAGAGTGGCGTAATCTTTATATTGATGGCACTGCTAATATTGACTCTCTGGTAGCTGATACTGCAGACATCAACGGTGGTACTATTGATGGTGCTACTATTGCTACCTCAGACATTACAGTAGGCTCAGGCAAAACACTTGATGTATCTGCGGGTACACTTACACTAGCTGCTGATCAAATCTCTGGTGATAAAGTTGAAGGTGGTACAATTAATGCTATCACCATTACAACACTAGCATCTACCACAGGCAACATTACAAATGTAAATGCTACTACAGTAGATACTGCTAATATTGAAGTAACTAATATTAAAGCTAAGGATGGCACAGCAGCAGCTACAATAGCTGACTCTACTGGTGTTATTACAGTACCATCTGCAGTACTAACTACAGCAGACATCAACGGTGGTACAATAGACGGTGTAACTATTGGTGGCTCTAGTGCAGGTGATATTACTTTCGCTAATCTGTCGGATGGTACAATCACTGCTACAGCATTTGTCGATGAAGATGATATGTCTTCTGACTCTGCTACACTTATTCCCACACAGCAATCAGTTAAAGCTTACGTAGATGCACAAGTAACTGCACAAGACCTTGACTTCCAAGGTGATAGTGGTGGTGCATTAAGTATTGATTTAGATAGTGAAACCTTGACAATTGCAGGTGGAACTGGTATAACTACCACGGGTTCTGGTAATACAGTAACAGCCGCTATTGACTCTACTGTAGCTACGCTTACTGGCACTCAAACTATTACAAACAAAACTATTGATGTAGATAATAATACTGTATCTAATATTGAAGTAGATAACTTTAAAGCTGCTGCTATTGTAACTGAGTCAGAAGGTATTGCTTCTAACGATAATGATACTACATTACCTACCAGTGCTGCAGTAAAAGATTATGTAGATACAGCAATTACTGCAGAAGATCTTGACATCACCACAGATTCTGGTACAATAGCTATTGATTTAGATAGCGAGACACTTACTGTAGCTGGTGGTACAGGTCTAGCTTCAAGTGCTACAAGCAATACAGTAACTTTAGCAATTGATAATACAGTAACTACACTTACTGGAACACAGACGCTAACCAATAAGACTTTGACATCACCTACAATAAACGGTGGTTCTCTTGACAGTGCTGTAACTGGTGCCACTCAAAGCTCTGGTACTAACAACACTACAATCGCTACTACAGCTTTTGCAACTACGGTAGCTGTAGACGAAGCGACAGCATTAGCCATCGCATTAGGATAGGAAAAGAAAATGGCAAATACATTTAAGGTCATAACTAAGGCAGGGGTTACATCAGAAGATGTTATCTATACTGTTGCAAGTTCTACTACTGCAGTAATCCTTGGGTTAGTTTTAGGCAATACTACAGGCTCACAGATTACTGGTACAGTTACACTATCAAGTGATACAGCTAACAGATCAGGTGCTAACGATGAAGCAAACCAAGATGTAGAACTTGTAACTAACGCAGCTATACCTGCTGGATCATCACTCTCTGTATTAGATGGTAAGGTAGTTATGGAAGCAACAGACGTAATTAAAGTTACAGCATCTGGTGCAACAGATATTGTAATCAGTGTAATGGAGCAAACCTAATGGCAGGATATATCGGTTCTAAGGCGGTCAACCTCAGTACCACTGGGGCTGATATTAATGGTGATGCCAATATAGATGGTAATCTCTCCTTTGGCGACAACGACAAAGCCATCTTCGGCGCTGGGTCTGATCTTAGCATCTTTCATAACGGCACTAGTAGTCTGATTGAGGATAATGGTACTGGAGGGCTTACAATACGAAGTAACTTACTTACTGTCCAGAATGCTGCTGGTAATGAAACAGTTGCACAATTTTTAGAAGATGGTTTTGTTAAATTATTCCATAACAACTCTCAAGTTTTTACAACCATCAGCAGCGGCGCAAGCATCACAGGCTCTTTAGGCATTGGCACATCAACACCCCGCACAGGCTTGCACCTATACGGCGCAGGTCAAACCACTTCTGCTATTAGTGACGCTGGTAGCTTGGGTGCTTTTTTACGTGTTAGTGATACTGGTGCTGCTGGCGGTGCTGGCGGCGGTGTAATCTTTGGAACTAATGCATCTGAAGCGGATGGCTTCGCTGGGTTTGCTGCTATTAAAGGCTTACTATCCAACGGCAATGATAGGACGATTGGTGCGTTAGCTTTTTCGACGAGAGCATCCACAACGGATACAGCCTTGACTGAAAGAATGAGGCTAACCAGTGATGGCAACTTTGGGATTGGACGTACCCCACGGACACGCCTTGAGGTTGCATCTGGTAATGCTGCTGGTGACGCTGGATTGAATGCTCCTGTTTTGCGTATTACCAATACGACATCTTCAGCTGATTGGGATAATGGCGATGTAAACGGAACGATTGAGTTTTACGCTGATGATGTCTCTGGAAATGCGCCATACGACACGGCATTTATTCAGTCAGTAAATGATATTAACAGCGGAACTTTACCATCTGGTGCGCTTGTTTTCGGCACTGCAACATACAATGCTGTTGGTGGCGCCACAGAGCGTATGCGCATCGACAGCAGCGGTGCATTGCTGGTGGGGACTACTAATTCGCTTCCTGCTGATAATAGTGTTGAGGGTATAGCACTATCACCTCAATATAATGGTGGAATTATTCAAGTGTCTAGGACTGGCCAAGCTGGGTTGACGGTAAACAGAAGAACATCTGATGGCGACATTGCGTTGTTCAAAAAAGACGGCACCACGGTGGGGAGTATTGGAAATTTTGGGACAAATATGTATATTGGTGGGCCGTCTGCGGCAGGCCTTTACTTAGGCGGTTCCCGTATCCAACCTATGAACAGTGGCTCTTTGTCTGATAATTCCATTGATATGGGACACCCCTCTCTCCGCTTCCAAGACATATACGCCACCAACGGCACAATCCAAACATCTGACCGCAACGAAAAGCAAGACATTGCAGAGCTTACAGACGCAGAGCAACGTGTAGCTGTAGCGGCCAAAGGCTTGCTGCGTAAGTTCCGCTGGCGTGATGCAGTAGAAGCTAAGGGTGATGAAGCCAGAACACACTTTGGTATCATTGCACAAGACTTACAAGCAGCATTTACATCTGAAGGTTTAGACGCTTCTCGTTATGCCATGTTCTGCTCAAACACTTGGTGGGAAACACAGACAGAGGTGCCAGCGGTAGAAGCTGTGGCAGAGGTTCTTGACGAAGAAGGCAACGTAGTCACTGAGGCTGTAGAAGCCGTTGATGCCTACACCCGCACCGATACATATGACACACAAGAAGAAGCGCCAGAGGGTGCTACAGAGCGCACTAGGCTTGGGGTTCGATACAGCGAGCTACTGG